ATGACCTGAAGGAGTTTTCCTCCAGATCGTTTATGATAGTCGCGGAATGTTGCTACGTCAGATTCTTCCCAATTCATTTTATGTATTCTTTCAATATATTGACTCTGTCTTCGTTTGGAAGGCTTGGAAGATGCAAGGCGAAATCGCCTTCCTGCCATGAAGCCAGCCTGCAGTTCGGATAATCGTACGCATCAGGATGATATGAGTTAAGTTCGCGCTGCGAGACATACTCCACGATTCCTGCGTATGGGTATACGGAAGAAAAATGTTGGATGGCCTGCTGTTCTCCATTCGGTCTGTCTCCGAATAGAGTTTTCCCATGATTGCTGCAGGCAAAGAAGAACGCTTTTGACCAAGGTGTGTTTCGGATCAACATCGCCCCTGCATTTAGTCCATTTATGTCTGCCGTCAGAAATACGTCTGCCGCTTTGTTTTCGTCCAGAATCCACGTAATCGGCTTCGGGTTGGTTATCAGGACATCCGCATCCAGCCACAGAACAGTTGAGTAATCTCCCATCAGGAAGTTGCTGATCATGTTCAGCTTTTCCCACAGGCAGTTCTCCTGCTCGACTTTGATTGCTTCCTGATGCCACCCGTATGATTCCGCGAATTTTATGTGTGATGGAATGGTAATGTCGGCAACAGCCTGCATCTTGTCTGTATACAGGCTGATGACTGCCTTCATTTTTTCATTCCCTTGGTCAAAACCGCACGGTCAGCCTTTTCTTGCCTGATATCTTTGAAGTTTGGCTTTCCAGAAGCCATTTGCTTAACGGACTTCTTTTTGCTCGGCATCGATTCGTTCCATGCCTTGTCAAAATCGGCTTCGTAGTCGATCTTTTTGATAGGCTCCATTTTACGCATCTTCGGCATAGCCATGATTTCTTTTTTCTTCATTAGCATATATCCGCCTTTGCCAGTGCGCTTTGAAGGGGGCGCTCCCTTTGACGCTTTCATTTCGTTTTTCATATTTTTATCCTGCTGTTGGAGGTTTAGGCGGGGTAGCTACTTGGGCAACCGCGCCCCATTGTGACGGCATATCTTCAGAAGCGAGTTGTCCCACTTCTTTGACTTGTGCCGCCGAAACTCGTCTAGGTGCAGGGCCACCACCTGTCGCCGCTGCCGCCGCTGGCTGCAATTCGGGCGGAGGAGGCACATTCATGCCCTTTGTAAGGTGATCAAACGCCTGTTTGACTGCCTGCTTCATCTGCGCGATGACCTGAGGGTTTCCGCCCTTCATCTCGGCCTGCTGCAAATGCATTGTGAAGTGCTGCAGGGCGCTCATAAACGGCTGAACCATCTCAGGAGGCAAAGATCCTTGCGGGGCTTGCGCGATGACAGGGAAGAGCTTCTCCGCCATCGTCGTTAAGTGAATCATGTCGTTGTCGCGAGGCGAAACAGGCACTTCCTGACCAGCAATCATGCTCTGTAGCTCAATGATCTGCTGGCGAGTGGCCTCAATTGCCAAAGATTCGACCTGATCCTTCGGAAGAATGACCGAATTGGCGATAGATTCTCCAACTTTTCGGCTCCAATCCAGTTTGATCAGTTCGTCCTGATTGATTGCGGGATTTCCCGTGTAACGCTGGATCAAAAGATCCAAAACAGCCTCTTCTTGGGCCAATGTATCGGGCAAAAGTTCCTCTGCAGACGAATGAGCCATGAGGAGGATGTCGCTTGGGGGCAAATTGCGCTCCATCATGTTCAAACAACAGGCAATTGCCTCTTCGTCCAAGTGTTCTGGCGTTTCAAACGGCACAAGGAAGGACGGAAGTTCCATCGTTGACTTCTCAAACGCTGAAACAACGTCTTTTTTGGCCCAAACTGCATTCGCAGAGCCTTGCCTCGCCATGTCGAGAGCGGTTTTTAGCTCGGATGCCGCTTTGACGTGCTCAGGATGACAAATTCCGCGCTGCATACGCTGCACAGCCTTGGAATATTGCTTCACCCAACGCATCAGGATGCCTTCGCGAATCTGACCTTCGATGGCAGCAATTCGGTTGACCTCGCTTGCGGTCTTTGCACGGGTGTCGCGGCCCAAAGCCTCGCCGGGCAAGAACGCTCCGATCTGAATTTCCGCCAATCCTGAGATAAATTGGTCGAGTCTGATGAAATCTTCGATATCAGACGGCAAATTTTGCGCTACTACGTCATATCCTTCGGCAACATAGGCGATAGGATGCATGACCGTGAGCGGAGGAACGCCTGCTTTGGCATTCGGCCCCTTCTTCAACAGCAGCAACCCGCGCAAATACGTGTTGTCTACCACCAAGTTACGCGCCTTATCGACGGCAATGTGCGTATTATAAAGATCTCTGCCTGCTCCACGGGATGACATCAATGATCCTGAGCCAATTTCGATAGCGAACAGCGCAATGCAGTCGCTCATCTTGTCATAGTGATCCAATTGTGTGCAGATTTCGGAACCTGACCTGTCACTCATCAAGAATCTGGAGATTTTTCCAGTGGGTTCCTTGACCAAGACCTCGCCTAGCTCGACGTATTTCGCATCGCTCTCGTAGGAAGCACCGTAAGATCCTTCGCGAATCCAATCCTCATAGCGTCTGGCATCATCATCCGTATCCAGCGAGCGTCCAATCGGCACTGCGTTGTTGATGGCCTCGACAAGGTTGTCGATATGCCACCCTGCAAGCGCTGAAAGTTCGGGATCTTCCAAGAGCGGAAGCAATTCGGAGACTTGGTAACGGCGCTTTCTTGCCCAAATAGGCGTTGCGTCCGCCTCCTGAGGGGTTTCTACGCTGAAAAACGTGAAATCTTGGCGCAAAAACTCAGGCTTCCAATCGCGCAAGTCATCCCAACACATCGCCGTAAAGCCGAAAGTTGTGTTCTCATGCACGATCTGTGCAATCAAATCGTCATGCCCCTTCCATGCGCGAATGCATTTTGTGATCTCTTCGCGGAAAATTTTGGTCTTCTGCTCTGAATCAACGCCTTCTTTCGGGAATTTCGTATAAGTCAGGGTAGGAGTCTGTTCGATAACCTGACGGAACGGCGGCTGAATGCGCCCAACCATCGTGGAAAGGAATCCTGTGGGCCTGTTGCTCCGCCAGTTTTGCCCCATGCTTTCCAGCTTCTTCTGTTGATACGGCGGCTCATTGTTGAGCTTCTTCTGAATCAATTGATTCTTCCGATTGCGCTCAGCATTCTGCTGCTTCAGTCGCCTGTAAGCGCTGTATGCCTGTTCCGTATCACGGAAAACCCTGCGAACCTTCAGGTTCTTCGGATTAACAATGTCACTTGACGAATTCGGGCCTGCATCAGTGATCTTTAGTCCAAGGATCTTAGGCTTGTCTGTCGCGTCCGCAATTCTTGCTGCCTCGTTTGCATACGTATCCGTAATTTCGGGAGGAAGCGGTTTAGATGTTTTGATTGCCATATTAGTATTGGTTCAACCAGCAGTGAGGATTAAGATCCGCTGGCGCTGTGAAGTGGCTCCTGTCAAAGAATATCGCCGTCCTGTTGTCATGCCGTAGCTGTCTGCATCCCCCAAGAGTCTTGCTGGTCTGTGTATCGCGAGCCTGTCGAAGGCTCGTTGAAAGTCTATTTGCCGCAACAATGCATGAAGCACAGCCTGCTTTCCATGCCACATTGTTTGGACACGTCTTGCAGATTTTCGCACGTTGTTCTGCTAAGTCATCCGAAACAAGCAAGTGCTGGTTTCTAGATCCTGCCAAGTTCCGCGCCCAAATCGTGATATCCTGTAGCAGTTCTGACGTAGAAGTTTGTGCGGCTACGCTTGTAATTGCCACCATATCAACTCCGTGACAGTGGCTTGGGGAATTGCTGCAAAGGAAAGAGTTTACATCGCCTTCTACATCGCCAAGAGGCAAATGATTTTCCGCCCTGTAATTGGTCACCGTCTCGTAAAGACCATCTAATGTAATCGCATCAAGCCTGACATCACTCTCGTAGTAATGCCAGCCACCGGGCGGAGTAAACCCCCATATCGGCTTTGCTGAAATGCTCATAAAAAAACAGGATTTTTCTTCATCTCTACTTGTTGAAGAGTCTGGAGATTCCTCCGCTTTTTTTCTGAATAACAAACTCAATAAACGCTTCAACACGATCCTCAAACCTATAGGTCTGATCTACCCTTGTGCCAACCTTATAATCGTAATTGGTATCGACCAACCGACATAGGCAAACCGTATGCTCAGGGAAGTTGTCTGCCAGCCATTCAGGACACTTTACATGGTTCGGGGCAGGACTGCCCTTCTGCCACATACTGAACGTAGTTTTATGGTCAGTGTTATATCGGCTCGGCCAGACCATTCCCTCATACAGTTCCCAACTCGGAACAGTCACCACAAGATACCCTCCCGGTTTCAGCACCTGTAGCCAGTTCTCCAGCGCCACCTTCGGGTTGTGCATATGCTCCAAGCACTGACTCGCATGGACATAATCGAACCAATTTGATTCAAAATATAAATGCAGGCTATTGGCGTCCCCGTCCCCCATGTCAAACCCACGCACCCCATCCACCTGAATCAAATCATCTCCTGAGCCAACATCAATCCCGCTCCCGCTGAATACTGTCTTCCAAAATTCAGACTCCTTCGGATCTTCAAATCTTCGGAGCATCGCTTTGCTGGATTCGCGCATAACTGTTTGTACCCTATTCGCTAAAGTCGATAAACTGTAAATTGTCAACAATTGTTTCCATAGCTCTCTCTCTAGGCTCAGGCTTCGGCTCGGTCATCGTCGGCACTGCCCCTCCCCTTTGCCGCATTAAATACACCAATAAAGACAGGGAATCTAATGAGTCAGGGCTATGCTGCCTCGTCCGCTTTACATAATCCGCCTTGCTCTCGACACGCACCAACCCCTTGCCCTGCTGCTTGTATCTTCGCGCTATCGCCTGCTTGACCACATCGTCGTTCCTAAAACTCGGCGCAATCTTTAGGAACTCAAACTCCAGATACTTCGCCATCCCAAAGATCAGTTCGGTAACTACCCCGCTGTATAACTCGTTTGCCTTCTGGCTATCGTCCCCAAGGATTCTGGTTTCCGTTGCCGCCCAACTGTAGTTCACCCCCATGACCTCCTGTCCAAAAAGGCTACATAAAGAATCGTGAATGCCAGCGCCGTTCCCTGTCCGATCCACACACAGCCAGTTCGGGCCAATCTTCATCTGCTTGCAAAACCGTATAATCGCCGCCGTTTGCTCCAGTGTCGCCTTCTTCGGGAACTCAATCTGCCCGTCCAACTGCAAGACAATCTTCGGCTTCTTGAACTCAATGAACTTCCCGTCCCTAGGCGTCCACCCATCGCAAAGCCCGAATCGGCCATGCGAACACAGCACCTGATCGTTGCCCTCCAAGGCCAAGTCAAACGCTGCCAAGGGAACCACAGGCCCAATGAACCGCACGTTTCCAATGGCGTTGTCCATCATAGCAGGCGTTATAATCGCCATGCTGATGCCCTCTTGCGGGAAGAAGCCTCGCGCCATCGTGTAGTATTCCGCCGTCCTGCCCCTCGCCTCGTAAGCCATGTAGCCCTCGTAGGTCTGGAAACCGGGGAACACTACCCGCTTCTCCGTCACGTTCTCGCACCTTGCCGCATCCAACCGCAATACGTGCCACCCATCCCTGCTCTTCCACTCAAAGTCCTCCTCACAGTCCACAGACAACCATCCCCGCTCTGGCTCGCATCGCTTTCCAAACTCGCTCATCCGATCCTTCGGGTTCGACGCACCAAAGATCTTAATGCGCCCTTTTGCGCCATCCGTGTCTGCCGCTGATAAGATGTTCTGCAAGCCCTCCCAAACGCCAGCAGGAACCTCCTCCGCCTCATCCAAGACAACATGGGTTCGGCTCATAAGCCCCCACTTCGGATGCGGCTTCCCCGATCTCGGCGCTGGATGGAATCCTCGCAGGGTTCCCGTTCCGCTATCTCCTCTTGGCACAGCGACCAGATGAATCCCGTTCTTGTCATCGTCATTCGCCTGAATCGACTTCACCAGTTCCTCGCCGCCTTCATACTCTGGTTTCACCAATGCCGTTCTATAAAATGTCTTAATCGCCGCGAACACGTTTCGCTGTGCGTGAGCCTCAGTCAGCGAAACCACTTTAATACACGTATAATAAGGATCACGCATCCAATCCAACAGGAACCATGCCGCCGCATTGAACGTCTTGCCCATCGCTCCCGCCCCCTGAATCAACAGCTTGTCATGCTCAAACAGACAACGCCAAGTATCCTTCGCTGAAGACGGACGCCAATCGTAAACCGCACTGCCCCACAAAATGGTCGCCGCTGCTTCAAACTGATCCTTGTCCAATAAGTCCTGAACATATTGCAGCACAATCGACTTCGCCATGTCCTCATCAATCGTCTTCGGAATGTTGCTGCCAACAGCAGCCGTCTTCAATATATGCGCTGCCGCATACAAAACTCCTTTAAGATCGTCACGCTCCGCTTCTGCACGAATCTCCTTCGCCAGCTTCAGCGCCATCCCAAGGCTCTTCCTGATCTTCGTTCCTTCCATGCAACAGCACTGTCTTTCAAACGTGATGCTGCAGTAACTCTTATCCTAGCTTCTAAGCGTAAGCTATATTAACTGCCAGTTCTCCTGCAGATATCGCTGTATTGTCTGAGTCTGCATAGTTTGCCGTCATGCGATATCCCAAGCCCTTATCCAAATAAAGAGGAACTGCAGGGACAACCACAACAGTATTACTCGGATGAACTACCATTGTTAAAATAGGAACGTCTGACGATGTCGGTGCGCTTGCCTTGTTGTAAATCTTTAGAAACGTATTGCGATTCCCATTGCCAACGTGAAAAACAGTAATGAGTCCAACTGATGCTGGCGCTGCCTTTACAAGCGTGTCATTCGTAGACGCTGCAGATTGTGCGTGATGAAATAGTCCATATCCACTGTCATCAGATGCCTGCAGCGTAACTGGAAAGCCATTAACAAGACTCTCCAAAACAAGCTGCCTGAATTTTGCAGTAGAAAGATTGCTGTTAATTTCGACCTGTGCCATAGCTGAGAACTTAGCAACCGATTCGTTTGGCGCAAGACCTATTCGTCTTAATTCTTTCCGTTGAGCAACACTGGTTCCAAGATCCAATCCAAATAAGCAGGTGTTTGTTCTCCTGAGTAACATCCTTCGACGTTGAAGCCAAAGAACTCCTCAGCCTCATCTTCTGTCATGCCTTGTCGCATAAGCAGCTTTATACACTTGTCACGATGGTAGATCGCAATCGGCTTCCCAAACTGTCTCGCTATCCCAACAAACGCTTCCTCAAATCCGTCAGCCAGCATGATCGGCTCGTCAACGTCCATCAAGTCCTTGAGCTTCTTCAGTAGCTGCTTCTTTGTCCTGCATATCATATTCAATATTGTGTGTACTTCGTTTAATAATCTTCTCGTTGTGTATATCAAACGCTCGTTTGGTTTATATTTCCAATCGCATCCCAAGCCAAAGCATCCGCGCCTTATCATCATACGCTGCCTCAGGTCTTGTACCTGAACAGCTTGTCAGCGCCAGCGTAATCATCGCGACACAGCATGACCACAGAACGGACATTGTTCTAGATTCGGCTGCTTCGTTTGTTTCGATGCCTGCCACTTGTCTGCGACCCTAGCCGACAGTGCAAGCATCATGCAGCAAGCCACAATGAACATCAGGAACATAATAGGCGTTATTGTTGGGCCTCTAAACCTAATCAGCTTGCTTCTCATGCGTCACAGCCTCTTTGAAGTTTCTGAGCAATGTGTCGAGCCTTTCAAGCGCACCAGCCTCTGATGATGTGATCTGCAGCGGCCAATCGGCATTCTCGCCTGTGTTCGACCTTATGAAGTCATGCAGCGCAATTGCTGCTTTAATCGCCTCTGTCATTTGTCCTCCTTTGCAGCGCCAACCTTCCACCACTTGCCTGCTGGACAATACTCAGTCGCCATCGCTGCCTTGATCTCCATGTTGCAGCCACAGACGTTGCACTTGCCCATGCCGCCGTAGCCTGTCTGGTCAAAGTCCTTGCAGTATCGACAGAAGTCCAAGCGCTTCTCTATGTCTTCAACTGAGGCGCGAGGCATCCCTGCAGCGACAAACACAGCAGCGCTCTTGAAGAAGTTCTTCGCCATCTGTGCCATGCTTGGTGCGCTCATTTGACGTAATAGGCTGACGTTGGAGGGAAATAGATGTTGCGTGATCTCAGCGCCTGTTCAGCGACTTGTGTCGGATTGTCCTTGTAGGCTCGCGTCCTGTAGCTTCCCCAATTATCGTATGACCAAAGCTGGTTCTGTCCTGACGGATACAGATAGACGCAGAACGCATGGCCTCGCGGCTTGCCGTCATTCCACGTTGTGACCAGCACTTCGCTCCAGACGTTGTATTTCTTGAGTCCTTCGCGGAAGGCGATAGCTGTCGGAAGGCAGGCGTTGACCTCCTTCTCCATCCAAGCCTCAGGGTTCTTCGGTGTGCTGACGCATGACGTGAGCAGCAATATAAGCAGCAGTATAGGTTTCATACGGTTGTTTAATGAATGCCAGATTCTAGCAAAGCCTTCAACTCATTGCGCTCTTCCATCGCTTTGGTCATGGAGTCCATTGCCATCTGCGTCTTGCGCTTGTGCCATTCCAGCATCCGCTTGGCTTCGTGTAACTCCTTAAACAAGTCATTACGCTGACCTTCCATGCGCCTTGCGTGTTCGGTCAGGTTGATGATCTGCCTGCCAATGGGAAGCTGCGTGTTGTTCTTTAACACTACGTTTGTCTCAGGAGTCTCGCTCATGGGCGCTGCTCTCCTTCCAACAGGCGTTGATACATCTCTGCAGCCTTCGTGAACTGCGCCCAACTTTCTTCGGCTCGTTTGCCTGCTACGTGGAAGAACGTATGGCAGCAGTCCATTGCGCTCTTGAGCCTGAGCTTCAGGTCATAGACTTCCAGCGTCAGCATTAGTTCTCTGTCGGCGCTACGCTCCAAGGCGTCCTGCAGCTTGCTGAGGGGTGAGCCAGCACTAGATCGCGCACACAGGTCTTCCCCAAGCCCTGTGATTTGGTTTTGTCCAGTGCTGGCTCGTTTCTTCTTGGTATTGATGGGTTTATGCATATGGGGTATTAATTGATAAGTGATTTGAAGTCAGTGTACATGACTAGTCTTGTATTGGGTTATAGGCTGGTCATCTGCGTAAACCCTTGTCTTTGTGCTTGTTGCAGGCATCGATGTATTTGCTCAGGTTTCTCAAATCGTGCTCAGCAGCCTCCCTCCCCTCAGGGGTATCGGGGTAGGTCTGCTCGTAGCGGGGCATGGGTAGTCCCCTAGATAGCCTAGCCCCCACGGGGCCATAGGGGGTGCATATAGTCAGCTTTATGCTCAGGTCACTGCCGTTCATGGGTGTCCTCTATCTTCTGGAAGTCGCCATCGATGACTTCTGCGTCCACTAGCTCAGGGTGCTCGTCACGGCTAGGCGTATTGAAGGTCAGTGTCAGCTTCTGCTCGCCTGTGTGCTCATGCTCAATCCGATCTCCGTAGCGTTTCGGGGCCAGCTTGCTGCTGATCCATTTCAATGCGTCTACGCGAAGCCGTCCGATCTGTGCGTCATGGGCGGAGAAGGCTTCATCAAAGATCATGTCAAAGTAAGTGTCGGCCTGCTCGTCTCGCGCCTGTGCGTATTGGGTGCGAAACTCAGGGTGCTTTTTAAGCCAACGGAGGACGGTTACCTTGTCAGGGAAGTCATCGTCGCGGCAGATGGAGCGGAGGGATTCACCGAGGGAGATGCGCTCGCAGATGGCGTTGGCGATGTATTCGGAGTAAGAAGATGGTCTTCCGATAGGCTTAGCCAATTGTTTCTTGCTCATGGTTTTGTGACTCTAATATTGACAGCTTATAGGATCATGGTATAATCAAACAGTTGTTTGAATATTCTTGGATGATTTATGAGCGGATGTCGATGATGGTTTCTTCTTCCAAGCGCGTTTTGACTTTTTCTTGGACGAATTGGAGTTCGATGCTTTGCGGATCATCATTCGGGATGAGTTGGGCATATCTAAGTTGATCGATGAGTGGTTTGCAGCCTCCTGCAAAATTGTCCAAATCGAGGACATGGCACGATCTCCTCGTAATGCAGACGATAGTGCGAGCGCGGCCTTTTTCTTTTCTTTGAGGAGGAGGCTCCAGTGTTTGCCGAGGAGTTGGTTCAGCGATGGAGTTAGGTAGTGGGGGAGAATTATGCGGAAGTGCGGTGGAAGTTTGTCGCGAATAAGATCCGTCTGGTGCTTTGCTATAGCCGAGTTTGCGGAGGTCATCGAAGGTCATTGCTGGTTGAGTCTTTGGGTGGTGTGGGGGCATCATTATAGACCAGTGTGTGATCATGTTCATTGATGGCGGGGGTGGGGGTAGGGGTGGTGCGATTCTTGGAGAAGATCGCATCGTAGTTGTCTCTATAGACGGACAGGTTTATGGGACGAGGAGTGTCTCCTTTGCCAGCGCTCATTTGGTTTTCTCTATTGTTGTGAGGCGCATACCATAATTGTTTGTGGCGCCGGTGCGAACTATTTCTGAGTAGTGTGGTATGCGCGTTAGCTTGTTGCGTTTGAATGGCGAGTAATCGACGTGATGGTGCAGGCGATTGAAGCGCCAAGCGATGCGAGCAACGTCAGGGTGCATTTCGCTGAGCATCTTTGATTTTGGGCCTGTGCCTTCATTTGCGTAGAATGCGTCTGTGTTGCCGCCTTTGAGGGTTTGGGTAGTGGCTTTCTCTTGGAGGAAGGCGTTGAACTGGCAAGTGACGTAGCCGTCCTTGAGTGCGCGGAGGGAGAGATCGGTATCCTCGTTGTAGCGTCCGCGCCAGCGGTATGGGAGAGCGTTGTGGATGAGGAGGCAGGAGTATATGCGCGTATTTAGGACGTAGGGTGGCAGTGGTTCCTTGGCTTTGGCGAAGAAGTCATAGTTGAAGCCAGCGATGGCGATGTTGGTGTAGCGGTCAGCGAAGTCTTCGGCGGCTGCGAAGATGGAGCCATCGGTGACTTTGACCATGAGGTTGCGGTTGAGGCGATTGAACGAGGCGATGTTATCGTCCATGACCCAATGGCGTTGGTAGCCGTGGAGGGCGGCAGAGTCCCAAGCGAAGTTCCGTGCGGGGCCGGGGCCAAGCGGCTTGTCGCGTCCATGCTCGTCGCACGGCTCATAGATCTCATGGTAGCGCTCAGGGAGGATCAGGATTCTGTCTGGATCTATTACACGGGCATATAGATCATACTCATCCTTTTCTACGATGATGTGGTAGGGGACACGTAGAGATTCCAGTGCTTTGCTCGTCAGGCGAGTGTCAGCGCGTCCTTTTGATACAATATAGATCGGATAGCGCGGGTTCATGCTTCCGTAAACTCAGGCGGGGGTGAGTCCTGAACGTAGCGAAGATGCGAGGCGCGACGATGCTCCATTGGAGGGAACCAGATGGCCTTTTGTTTGGGCGTGATCTGCTGGCCCATGACTCTGGCGAATTCCTTTACGTCTTCAGCGTTGCGGAATCTGACGTTTATCACCCGATATGGGCGGAGATCTTCCATGACATACTCAGGCATATCCTGCCACTCCTCC